CCGTCACTATGACCACCAGTATTCAGAATGGCTATGTGTTCGTGAATCAATTCGTGTAACAACAGTTAAGCCATCAGGATCAGTTTCAATTCTTTCTGGTGCAACTCCTGGAGTTCATTGGGGACCTGGAGGAAACTTCTTCCTTCGTGCAGTTCGATTTGGAAACACAGATCCAATGATGCACTTATTTAAAGCAGCGGGGTACACAATTGAAGATGACGTAGTTTCAGCAAACACATCAGTAGTTTACTTCCCAATCAAATCAGGTCATCCAAGATCTGAAAAGGATGTAACATTGTTTGAGAAGATTGCACTTGCTGCAACTGCTCAGAAGTACTGGTCTGATAATGGTGTTTCTGTAACTCTTTCATTTGACAAGGAAACAGAGTCAAAGCATGTTGTACCAGCACTACATATGTACGAGGGCCAGTTAAAGGCAGTATCATTCTTGCCAATGGGTAATACCATTTACCCTCAGCAGCCATATACTCAGATCACTGAAGAAGAATATGAGTCATATATTGGTAAGTTAAAGCATATTGACTTTGGTGCAATTTACGACGGTGTGGATAATCTTGAGGCTCAAGGTGAGTCATACTGCACAACAGACTACTGTGAAATTAAAATAAACAAGTAGTCTTCTGTGGTAAAATAGACCTATAATGTCTACTCCATCAAACCTATATGCAGAAAAGGTGTTTGCAGAACACCCAATAGGTCTATGGGCATTAGATGAAACTGTAGACTACATTTCTTTAATTTCTGAATCTCAAAGAGTAATGTCTGATACTACAAAATGGTATGAGCCAGTAGGAGCAACAGTTTCTGCCTATCCAGATTCAATAGGCGAGCCATTCATAGATAGTTATGTTGGAAGAATCGTTGCAGATCCAACTTCTAGTAAAAATGCATCAGTAATCCTAAGAAGTAAAAATGTTATAAATTCTTCTGAACTAAATAAGTACCTAAGAACTTTTTCTGTAGGTGCTTACCTATATTCAGAAAGTTCTTATGTTTCTGGTTTTGAAATTGGTTATCAGTATACAGATGGTACAAGCGGACAAGAAATAAATCATTTAAAAAACTTTGACACAGTAATAAATAAAAGTTGGGTTTTTATATCAGAGACATTTGATGCACCTGAAGATGATGTTGACATAAGGCTTCTTGTAAAAATTAATTTTGTAGGAAACTCAGAAACAGAAGATGCATTTAGAATAAACGGATTAACATTTGGACAATGGTCAGAAGAGTTTGCTTCAACATCTTTAGGTATAAGCGCTATAGACATTCCTTCTACAATATCAATTGCACCACAAAAAGGTATTGTTGCAAGATGTTATGGTTTGCAAGAATTTGATGGATATTACCTTGTTTCTAAAAATATGCTAAAAGCAAAAAATGCTGGTATACCTTTAGTATATGGCACACCTGGACATACAACTTTATATGAAAATGTTGGTGATCCATCTTTAATAGTTCCTGGTTCTGGAATGCTAAATAAGGCTGGACAGTATAAACAATATACTTTAGAAACTTGGATCAGAGTAAATTCATATACCAATGAAACTAAAAGAATCATCGGTCCAATAGGATCTTCTGATGGTATATATGTCGACGGTCCAGCAATAGGGTTAAAGATTGGCAACGAATATGCTACAAACTATGTAGGCGAATGGACAAGGCCTATGCTCCTACATTTAAAGGTTGGGAAAGACAATGCCTCTGTTTTAATTAACGGAGAAGAAGTAATTTCTATTCCATACTCTCAAGAACTTGCAGAACTTCCTTCACAACTTGCAAATGGAAAAGATCAGGACTGGATTGGCTTTTATGCTTATGAAGATGTTTCTCCTATAGATATAGACTGTGTAGGAATTTATCCATACTTGATTGCTAATCAAGTTGCAAAAAGAAGATATGTTTTTGGTCAAGGCGTAGAGATTCCAGAAAATATTAATACTTCTTACAGTGGAACATCTATTGCAGTAGACTACTCTTTTGCAGACTATACAGCAAATTATTCATATCCAAAAACAGGTTCTTGGAACCAGGGATTTAGCGATAACATATCAACATCAAATAGATCTCTTTCTGTAGTATCTCATCCACTTCCAGAGATTATTCTTTCTTCTAAAACAAAGTCAGAGTTATTTCAAGACAACAAAACTGTTAATAGCACAGAAAGTCAATCTAACTTTTTTTATGACTCTAAGGATTATTTTTCCTTTAGGCCAAACTCTTCATGGAACAATGTTTCTGGATATCTTTTCTTTGAAAACTTTGACATTTTAAAAACACCTATCTCCGCATTTTATGGATGCTTTCAGTTAAAAGATAATGCAGTAACACCACAAATACTTTTTAAAATTGAAAAAGAAAATACTTCTAATTATTTTAAAATACAGGTAGAAAATAATATCTTAAAATATATAATAAGTGTAAATGGTCAGTCAGAAATTCTTTATTCTTCAGAAGTTTTAATACAAAATGAATTCTTTGAGGTTGGAGTTAACATTTCTAGATTTGTGGAAGTGTTTGGAAATCCTGTATCAGATTTTTTTGGATCGCTTTCAGATCTAAGAATGTATGTTGGTGGAGACAAAAATAACTCAGAGCAGTTTACTGGTAAAATTTATAATGTTGGATTTTCAACAAAGTACAATTTTCAAAAAATTAAGAATCTATTCAATGAGATAGGTGTACCAAAACTAAACGAGGATCTATTTTTTGCCTATCAAAGAAATCAGTTAATAGATGTTGATGCAGGAATTGATACTACATCTTTACCACCATATGGAGGTTTAACTGATACATCTCCAGGAGCAATATCTGGAGGAGGCGTAATACTCTTAGAAGAAGATTTTCTAGTTGAACATACAGCAAGTTATACATTAGTTCCTGATATTTTATTTGACAAGTATACCCTTGCAGTTGCATCAAATGCGTACTGGGAGGATAATCTTCCACTAACATATTTTGCAGAGTCTGTTTTTGATAAAAGAGGAGATCAGTACTTTGACTTAGATTTTATTCAGTTTAATATTAACTATCCAATTCCAACAAAGACAATTGCTATAGAGACTGATCCAGTTGAGTGGACATATGCAGATCTTGCTAATGAGTATGGTGTACCAGTACAAAGAACTTATGAGTCTTTGGATAACTACCTGTTTACTGGTTATAATGATTATGAAGATTTAAAAAATAAAATATCAAAAGACTATAAGTATGATACCGATGGAGCACTTGTAAAAACATATGTAACATTCCAATATACCGAACTTGGAGCAAATGCAACTTCGTCATATTTTACTAAAGTAGAAAGACCTTCAAGAAACGGAGTTTTAATTCCAGGTACAGATTGGATGACAACAAGGTATGAGGTTGTTGACAATATGATTATCTATCCTCCTTCTGGAGTTGATTTTAATGATCTTTCAATTGTTACACATATAGATATAAATGTAAAAAATTCTCAGGTAAACAATATAAGTATAAAAAATATGTCATATGCATCACAAGCCCTTAACGAATCAGATGCAAGCCCAATTGGAACTCGTTTTGGAACTCCTATATATCCTTACACAAAAACTGGAATCTATTATAATTTTAAAAAGAATAACCCATTTTCAATTTATAACGCATCGTCTCCATATCTTTATTTAACCAAAACAAGTGGAATTCAGTTAAAGGGAAAGTATGACCCACTCGTAAATAGAGGTCTTATGGTACCGATTAACTCAAGCAGAGCAGAAGGCTTTAAGGTTATTGCAATGCAACTTGCAATTAGATTTGATGGAGACTATTTCCCATATGCACCAACAGAAGTTTTTGAAATAGAAAGCAAGGGATCCTATATTAAATTTTATCTTGTTGCTTGTGATCCAAGCGGAAGACGAGCAAAAATTTATGCAATTGATACAAAGACTGGACTTGTCCAAGATGGAATAGCATTTTATTGGAATGGTAAGATTGTAAAAGAGCCAGTCGTTACTCTTCAAGACTGGGGATTCCTAGGTATTAGTTTTGCAGATAGCCTAGATTTCTCATATTTCGAGGGAGCAATTAGACTAACTGGACCACTACTATTCAACAATATATCTTTCTACCAGTCAACAAACCTTCAAGAGGTTCAGAACATATCTGAAAGACCTTGGTTTAGAGTCAAGGTCCTAAATTCTGCTGATTTGGACTGGAAATTCTGGAATGTTGGGTCATTTAACTGGAACAAAGTGCTTGTTTTGTCAGAAACAAGTTACTATGGTGTAAATCCATCCGAAGTCTACAAGAGTTATACGGGAACCAATAAGATTATTGTAGATGATGAAAAGGTTTTAAGGTTTGGAAGTTATAAGTATACGGCTTATCGTGAAGTTGGATGGAACCAAATAGTCGTTGATCCAGTTTAATATGGTATACTTATAGTTATGGATTCGCTAATAGACCCAAAAACTGGTCAACCAATTGTAAAGAATGTTAGACGCCAAGTAATTGAAAAGAATTACGACTGGGGTCTTTATGTCTATAAGAAGGCAAATGGAAAGTGGTTTACCGACGGTAACGGATCAGTTCTCAATATTCCTTCAGATAAAAACGATATATCTAGAATGGCAGAACTAAAAAAGACTGCAATGTACTACGGAGATCCAGGAGATGGAACATGTGTATTCGTACCAGGATTAACAAGAGTAACTGAAGAAGAATACTCAGAGCAAGTTGATAGATTAAAGGCTGGGCTAATTCCTTCTCTAAATGACCTTGGTGCAGTTCAGGCAGCAAAAGATACAATTGCTAAGTATGGAGACGAGGAGTAGTCATGCAAGATAATGAGTATGAAATCGGCGCAAGGATTGACGATGCACCAAAAAAAGATGAGACATTCTCAAAATCAGATCCATTCAATGGTAATTGGGACACATTAAAAACACTAGATGGCTTAGACGCAAATTTTAAAAGAAGAACAAATAGAATGTCAACCAAGATGGTTGAGCCGACTACACAGTATACAACTGCAGCACTTGCTGGAAAAAGCGGTATTGATGGAGCACAGTCAAAAGAGATAAATCCAGGGCTAGTATATGTAAACGGCTACGGAATGTTCGATGTAATTACACCACCATGGAACCTTTATGAGTTAGCAAACTATTACGATACATCCTTTGCAAACCATGCAGCAATTGATGCTAAGGTTGAAAACATTGTCGGTCTTGGTTATGAGTTTAAAGTTTCTCCAAGAACAATGATGAGACTTGAAGCGTCAGAAGATAACAGTGCAACACAGAAGGCAAGAAAAAGAATTGAACGAGCAAAGATTGAAATGCGTGATTGGTTAGAGTCTTTAAATGACGACGACTCTTTTACAGCAACAATGGAAAAGGTTTACACAGATCTTCAGTCAACAGGTAACGGATATCTAGAAATTGGAAGAACAACTCGTGGAGAAATTGGATACGTTGGGCACATACCATCAACAACAATGCGAGTACGAAGACTAAAAGATGGTTATGTACAAATCATTGGAAATAAGATTGTTTACTTCCGTAACTTTGGGGCAAAGAATCAGAACCCGCTAACTACAGATACAAGACCAAACGAGATAATTCACTTTAAGCAATACTCACCTCTAAATACATTTTATGGAGTGCCAGACATTATGTCGGCTATAAACTCACTACATGGAGACTCTCTTGCTTCACAGTACAACATTGACTATTTTGCAAACAAAGCAGTTCCACGATACGTTGTAACATTAAAGGGTGCGAAACTTTCTGGAGATGCAGAAGACAAGATGTTTAGATTCTTACAGACAAGTCTCAGAGGGCAATCTCACAGAACGCTATATATTCCACTTCCAGGTGATAGCGAAAATAACAAAGTTGAATTTAAAATGGAGCCCATCGAAGACGGTATACAGGACGGCTCATTTAAAGAGTATCGTAAACAAAACCGTGATGATATCCTGGTAGCACATCAGGTGCCACTGTCTAAACTTGGAGGTGGCGATTCTGGTTCTATTGCAGCAGCACTTGCACAGGATCGCACCTTTAAGGAGCAGGTTGCAAGACCAGCCCAAAGGCAACTTGAAAAAATGATCAACAAGATCATTCGTGAAAAGACAGATATTATTGAGTTTGTATTTAACGAATTGACACTGACAGACGAGATTGCACAGTCTCAAATTCTTGAGCGTTATGTAAAGAATCAAATCATGACTCCTAACGAAGCAAGAGTTGTTTTGGATATGCCACAAAGAGATGGTGGGGATCAGGTGCTAGACCTTAAGCCAACTACTGCAGCAGAGGCAACTACAACAAGAGCAAGAGATGCAGAAAGAACAAATAATAATTCGGACAGTACCTCAACCGTATCTG